TCGTCCATTTTGCCCCACAGGCCGACCAAGATAAGATGCTCGCGTGGGCAGACGATTGCGATAAAGACTGGGACGGAACCCAGTGGATTGATAAAGATTAGGTTAATTTTTATTGTGAATTACTCGGCCAAGATTATATACAGGGAATAATAAGTTGAAATTAACATGAATATTGGATATAATCTGGTAAATTATGATAAGTATTTGACTAATTTATAAATAATTGTGTTTTATATAGTAATTTACTAGATTATATCCTTTTTTTTGTTAATTTAGGTAGATTATTCCGCGTATATAATCTTTAATCACTTTTCGTATAAACCGTGGTCAATACATTTTTACTTGTCCCCATTGCCTCGGCTGTCTCGTCCATCGCTTTGTCTGCTGCCCCGAACCTGTCGGTCAGGTAGATGTTGCGGAGCATACTGACTGAGACATTCTTACCAAAGACCTTATTCAAGATACGAGTAATACCATTGTCTGGTAATCGTTTCTTGTTGTGCTCTAAGAGAAAGATAGGGTCAAAGGTTTTCTTGAGGGGAAAGTGTTTCTTTAAGACTGTCTCCAGTTCAGGCGGAACATCGGTCGTCTGTGTGCCATACGCACCCTTCGTCTTGTAGTTGTTGTAATACATCTTCATCGCACTCCAATCCAAGTAGTTAAAGGCCTTATCCATTGTCTCGGTATACTTGGGGACAATTTTCATTAGGAAGAAGTCCTTGCTACGGCGGGGAGGCTGTAAGACAAACAGAGACAATATAAGATGCTCTAAAGACTTGGGGTCTAATTCCTTGTATCGCTTGAGAACATCTGGCCACGACATCCAGTTCTCTTCTTGCTTCATGGTCTTCTCTCCAGAGTGTTCCCTAAACTGTTGGTTGAGTTCCATCATCTTATCCGTGTAAAACTTGAGGGTCTTCTTTGGCAACTTCTTGTCTTTCACATAGGACACAATCGTAATGTAATACGACTTCTTGGTATTCGTCGCATACTTGTCTATGATGCCTTGGATTTTTTCCGTGTCCTTGAGAAAGGTTGCTGTGGTTGGAACGACACCATTGTTCAGGCGTTTCAGGTTGGAGGTATAAAGTTTAATGGTATTGTCCGTAAGTCCCCGTCCATCAAACATTATATACTAACGAGATTTTGTGTCTATATATTAATCCCTTTACTTCTTAGATAGTCTTTGATGATTTGGTCGTTCTGTTTTGTATCCACCTTAAATAGGTTGAGGAAATCGTCAAACCGTTCATAGATGTCTCGGTCTTGTTTAGAGTGGGTCATATAATAATCACACGCAAGGCAGTAATAACCGCACATGGTAGATTTCTGGTCTTGTATCTGTCGGGTAGAGGAACCCATCTTCTTGCCGATATAGCGTCTAACTTGTCTCGGCGGAGCGAAGCCAAAGGGGTCAAAGTAAATCACTTCGCCCTTGGGGAAGACTTTGAGTAAGGTCCAGTGGGTTCCCCCGCCGTCCATGGAGGACTGTAGGTTGAGTATAATACTGCCCACTTTGACACGACCCTGTAGTTCGTCTTTGGATAGGACTGCCAACAAAGGCAAGTCCAGTTGTCTCGCCATCTCTTCTAACTGAAGACTGGTTGTGGTATAGTCCATATATATTACAAAGGATTATACATACCGTAAGGATTACGAGTAGGAATATACGGAGTCATCGCAGGACTGCTCGTGTTTTGGTAAGGGCTTCCAGTCTGGATGACCTCCGACATCACACCATCGGGGTCAGACATTCCACCGCCCGCAAAAAGACCTTCGCCCTTTCCAATTCGGCTAAACGCTCCCATTGGAGGCATCTGTCCAATGTAGCCACCTTTCTTACCTCCGCCAAGTTTTTTAATCCCAGCCTCCGCAAGTTTTTCAATCAGGATTGGTGCGGCAATACGGGCAGCCGTCATCAGCATAGGGACGACAAAACCACCCTTCTTGACTTCCATGAGGTTTTGAGAACTGACCCGCATTCCTTTGCCTTTGGCGAACGCCTTGGCCAGTTTCTTCTCCATCGCGGGGGTCATTTTCATTTCGTAATCGCCTCCCATCATTGAGGGCTTGAGTTGAACGCCTTTGCCCGCCATCAGGGACCGTGCCTGTGCTGGAGACAAAGTGTAGCCTGAACCGCGAGTTGGATTGGCCGCATACAGTCCCGTGCCAGTCTTCTTCGTGAGAGCAGACTTGGCCGCGGAAATGGCGTAGTCCTTCGCAATCGGGATGAGTTCGCGACCGACATCTTTCGCAGCAGAAATACCAAAGTCTTTTAGGTCATCGAGGAAACCATCTCCTTTCTTGTGTCTCGGCATTATAGAATGAGGTGAGATTTTCTTATTAAATCTCGGCAAGTTTTTGTCCCCCCTGTATCTTTGTTTTAAAGCGATTTGCTTCTTGAGGTTTTGGGGGTCAATTTCTTGAACCGTAAGAGGAGTGTCTTTGGAGACACGGATGCTGGGTCTTAGCACTGGATAGTCCTTGCCCCCTACATCTGTCCACCGTTCCTTGTGCCAGCGAGACAAACCCGTCTTGGGCTTTTTGCCAGCGTAAGTCCCCCCGAGTTCTTTGTAGGTCTTCACCAGAAAGGAACTCTTATAAGCAGAAGGTTTCTTGTAAGTCGCATCTGCGATGTCCTTTGCTTTCTCATAGAGGGCTGGGTTTTGTATCATACATTACCCTAACATTTATTCAATGCGGACACCACTGCGGACATCCACCGTCAAACTGCGAGTGAAAGAGGCGAACACCATCAGGTTGACTGTGTAAGCAGACTTGTTCACACCCGTAATCTGGATAGACCGAGACACACCCGACTCCTGTGGCAGACCACGAGAGCAGTCCGCATAGTAGTAGCGGTAGAGGTCAGACCACTCGTGTTCGCCGATAAGACCCGAGGCAAGACCCGTGGTAAGTGAACCGTTGAGCTGGTTGCTCGAGATGAACTGCTCGTAGAACTCTTGGAAATCATACTGGTTCTGGTCATTGAAAAGGTTCTTACCCGAGAGTTGAATGTTGAAGTTTGTAAGGGCAATGGGGTCTGGGGTTCCGCCTGAGGAAGCAAAGGGCGAGAGAAGAGAAGACACGGGCGTTCCAATATAGTCGCCCGCACCTGCGACTCCGTTTGACGCTTGGGGGAGGAAACTCATGACCACGATTGACTTCAGGTTAGGCAGACCGTTGGACACGAGGATGTTAAAGGTTGCGTCTGGCAATTGGGTAGGGAACGAGTATTGGAACAAGTCTTCGTAGACAATCTTCTTGGTAGGCGACATCGCAAGGTAGGATGCTTCCGCCTGAGGGGACATCGTGTAGGCAGGAGCGTAGAGGCGGACCGTGGTAAGAGGGGCAGCAATATTCGCATTTGTGCCCGTGAAGTTGGAACCAAACTGACAGCGGACCACCGACAGAGCGACCTTGAGGGCGACCGCAGCACCCGAAGCACCTGCCTTCACGGGAGCAATTGAATTCATACCCTGTCCAAGGTCGGCAGAAGACACCATAATAGGACAGGTCTGGCCTCCACCCAAGATGGTTGGGGTCGCCGTCAGCTGAAGGGAAGGAAACTCTACCACTGCTCCCGCAAGGTTCACTCGTGCGGCATTCACACTGAGAGGCAAGAAGCACTGGTTGGTATTAATATACAGACGCATCGTCGCACCTTTCATTAATGGTAGCTTATCAAAAAAATCACAAATATCCTTCATACGGATAATCGCATTAAACACAATCGCACGACCATTCGCAGAAGTGCGAACATAGTTCTTAAAGACAGAATCAAGTCCTCCACTATCCTTGGTAAGAAGCAACACCTTGTTAGAGAGCACATTCGCACCACCTGCCCCGATGGGTCCAATATTGGTTCCAAAGGGAGCACCTCCACCGATTGTGGTCTGGTAAGGCACAATCATATCAAAGTTCAACCACTTCATACGCTGGAGAAGACCCGTGTTGGCACAACCACAGACAGAGTCCGAGAAACTGGATACTTCCGTCGCCAACACAATCTGAGTGTTCAAGACCGCAGCATTCGCAGTGGCTTCCACATACACTGCTCCAAAAGCAATCGCTGGTGGATAAGCAACATCCGACAACAGACCCGATGGAGCAAAGGTCATCGCAAGACGGTTATTACAGAACCCAGTGCCGTTTCCCTGAAGACCGTTATTGAGAGAGGCAGCCGCAATGACAGAGTTAAACACCCAACTGTCCGCCGTGTCAGGAGCGAACCCCGTAATCTTACCCCAGCACTTCAAGTCGCCCTCCGACCACGAAGTCAGGTTCTTAAACGAGGAAAACACATTGAGGAACGGAGTTTGTTGCACAACGGAGCCGTTATTGAATTCAACCGACATACTGTGAATTAGCTGCCAATAGCCACTCTTGAGGGCCATTCCAAAGTCAAACCTTTGCGTGTTCGCAGTAATCGCAGCACTCTCCGCCTGAAGCACCAACGGAATTTGGAGGAATGATTCCGACCACCCGATGTACGACCCCGAGTTTGACAATGTAGTCGAGTCGATGACGATTTGTCCAGTGTATGAACCGTTGTTACTATCATTCACGTAAAGCCACTGTTTGTCTACGAAAGTCGCTGGTTTACCGCTTTCGTCGGCGAGGGATTTCTCAAGTTGGGTTTCGTCCGCCATTATACACTACCCTGAGATTTTGTAGTCACTTAAACGAGATGTATTTCTTTGGGATGTCTTCTTTCAACACAAGCTCACGAATTTTGCCTTTCGTCATTCCTTTCATCTCTTCCGTCTTTTTCACCATAGGTAATGGCTTCACCAGTTTGATGCCCCGTCCAACGCTCATCACTTTGATAGGCATATAAAATAGAAACATATTTTATGTTGTCTTGCCCACACTGTAAGATAAGTATTTGGATTGAGTCGGTCAATTGTGGCATCTTCCGCTGTGGGGTTTATAAACATACACACCAGCAGATTGACCCGCACTTGTCTCAAGCGGAATGCGAGAGGGTCAAAGACCTTATCTGGGGTTGCGGTCGTCCCTTTGAGTGGGTTAATGGCGAGTTAGTGCCGTGTGACTATAAATAAAATTGATTGGACTTTGTAAGACTGAGACAAGGTATAAAAGATGTCCCCCGAGAAGAATTACCTATTCAACATGAACCTGCTGAAGGAAGCCCTTGAGGCTGCGGAAAATGAGGAAAGAAGGGAATGTCTCAAAGAAGCCATCAAGCAGACAGAAGAACTCGAAGCGAAGCGTCTAAAAGAGGATGAAGAGTTTCTGGCTGAATATGGGTTCAAGAGAACCTATGTGAAAGATGAATGGGACAGCGACGACGACGAGGAAGTCGTTTGCCCGAAATGCGGTAGAACCGCAGAAGAGTGCGAAAAAAACACAGAGAGTGAGAAGAACCCTATCACAGAATGGTGCGGATGGGGTTTGTCCTGCGACGACTGCTACTACGAAAACCACCCTGACGAAGACGAGGACGAAGACGAGGACGAAGACGAGGACGAAGACGAGGACGAAGACGAAGACGAGGACGAAGACGAAGACGAGGACGAGGCGGAGGCTTAAGCGTTCTTTTTTTTGTAAAAAAAATTGACGGGACTTTATAAGACGGAGACAAGGTATAGAAAGATGTCTGGAGCAGTGAATTTCGTGATTGATTGCCGTCAATGTGGAATGAAATGTAGCGGAGACGAGAAAAAAACGAAACTTTGGGTGAAACTCCATATGAAGAAGGCTCACTCAAAAGACACCTATACATCCACGCAGGTAGAGGCCACGATTAATACTGCGACAAGGAACGGAAATACTCGCCCGAATGCGATGAACGAATGGAACCAAAGTTATAACGAACGATTGGAGAAAGGGATAGTCTAGTATCCGCGTTCTTTTTCATCCGCACCAATACGGTCTGTAATGACCATGAGGATGTTAATGTTGCTGTCCAAGATGACGGTAGGGCGGTCGTTCTGGTCCGTAATCTCAATTCGCATACTGTTGTAAAATCCGTCCTGTGCGTCAATAAAACTGTATTCATTCGGGGCAACCACAAACTGCTGTCCGAAACTACCCGAGGGAGGGAAGGAATAGATGAGAGAGTTGGGAATACCATACGGGTTGTTGACCAGATTACATTTCACCAAGTAAGACGACAAAGGATTGACCTGTGGGGCAAAGGTAGAGGAAGTTGTCGTGATGACCGTGTTGTTTTGTGCCGCAGGGTAAGTGCCCGCAGCAAGCCCAATCACATTCGTAAACAGAGTATTTGGAATCACAAACTGTGGGTTCGTGCTGGTCGCAGGCACAGACCAAGAAGGGATTGGAGAAGGAGGCACTGGCGTGGTATACAACGCAGGCGTATAGACTGTATTAATCATGGGAAATGCCAAAAGGTCAATCTTGTAGGTAGAGGTATTGACCGACATCGTCAAAAACCAGACCGCATTGTTGGTGCTGATTTCCGTGAGGTAGTGTCCGTTG